GAACCAGATGAACCAGAATTACCAGCAGTTCCATCTACACCTGAAGTTCCACTAGATCCAGAAGAACCAGATGAACCACTAGATCCAGAAGAACCAGATGAACCAGATGAACCACTAGATCCAGAAGAACCAGATGAACCAGATGAACCACTAGATCCAGAAGAACCAGATGAACCAGATGAACCACTAGATCCAGATGAACCACTTGTTCCAGATGAACCACTTGTTCCAGATGAACCACTTGATCCAGATGAACCACTTGTTCCAGATGAACCGCTTGATCCAGATGTTCCACTTGATCCAGATGAACCACTTGTTCCAGAAGAACCTGAAGTTCCACTAGTGCCAGTTCCAGAAGCTGCGATTGTTCTCTTATGGACTTCTCCGCTACCATCAATAACTAAAAAGTTCGTCAACGAAGCATCAGTATCAACAGTATCGATAGTTACTTTACCTGCTACATGAAGCTTGGTTGATGGACTTACTGTACCTATGCCAACATTACCAGCAATATCAATCATCATTTTGCTATCCGAAATAGTAGCGCTATTTTGATCATTTGCTGCATCTACAAGAAAATGTAACTCTTGCCTTGCTTGGCTGTCTCCGATTGCTTTAGCCGCAATACCGACTTTTCTATAATTATTATTATCAGGTTCAGAGTAACCTAACGATATTCCACCCCAAACACCATTAGTATTGTTTGAGCCTTGACCAAAATGACCTATAAACGATTCAGCAGAACCATTTACTTGAAGTGGATTATATGGAGTAGTAATACCTATACCAATATTATTACCACTATCGATAATCATAGCAGCATTAGCAAGATCAGTATCACCAATAAAATTGCCGGAAGAATTATCGCTAAAACGAAGTGATAAACCAGCTTTTTTGTTTTGAGCATCGACGCCTAATTGAAAGTAAGAGGTTACATCAAAAGTATTTTTAGCATTTATTTCTATCCCCTTACAATTAATATCCGTATTAAAATCATTCTGAAATCTAGCTAAAGTGTAAGTAGTGGCAATGTCAGCGCTAGTACGAAGCTCCCCTGATATGTCTAATTTTACAGCAGGGTTAGTAGTATTTAACCCAATATTTCCAGATTCATCTTCATATAAAGCAGAATGCGTTACTCTAGTTGCGTATTCATTTCCAGATCCGCTAAATTTGGGAATATAACCGCTTATTCCAGAGCCTCTTATTTCATCTCTGAAAAATTGATTGAATGCACCATCAAATGCTCCACTAGTGAAAACCACAGAATCAGACCAATCAGAATAAAAATCATCTGTATATGACCTTACTTTTATTTCATAATTTCCGCTATTCGTAACAGGAATCACAACACTTGGCTCAACTATGCTCACAACATCACAAGATCCAGTTCCAGTCGGGTATGTGTAATCTATTCTTTCAGCTACAAGCACTCCGGTGTAATCATCATGATATTCTATACCTGTTATATATTCGTAGCCAGTTCCAGCCTGTTGGTAATAGGATTGATATTTTCCTGACTCAGGAAGAAACTGAAACGAATCTTGATCATTATCATAATAATAACTTAAATACAACTTATTAGAAGGTAACGACCCACTAGCAAAATCTACCCTTTTGAGATCATTTGCGGCACCGGTACCAAAAACACCAGAAGGAAATTTGCCTTTTGCATCCAAAAAGATGCTATGATCAACCCACTTAACACCACTTGCCCCAGAAGGAGAAAAAACTGGATCATAATTTTGACCAGAATAATATAAGTTTTTTAAACTTCCTGTGTAATTTGCTCTAAAAGCTCCAGACCCATAAGATATGTAAGCTATATCAGTAGTTACATCATTTGTTGGATAATAATATTTAGAAGAATCTGCTTTTCCGCTTTCAGAAACGGACACTTCATAATTAACTAAATTAGTTTTAGGACTAGCTGCCCAATGCAAAAATACCCCTCCGTCAACATGGTTGTTATAATTATCATAATTATAAACTAATCCACCACTTATAATATGAGCTTTGTTATCTAATACAGACGGATCAAAATTACTTGGTTTAATTTGACCTAAATAATAGCTTTCACCAGTTCCGTATAAATCAGAAGCAACTAAACTGTAATGATATTTTTCATTTTTCTTAGGATAATATATTATATTTTTTGTCGCCCTGTAACTTTTTATATCTATAAAAGCATCAGTTCTTTGAAAAGCAGTAGTAAAATTATCAGAAACATATAAATTATAACTTAATAAATTTTCACTACCAGATACAGAAACATTAATTTTATTATCAACGGTTACGTCAACGCCACTAAAAGAATTCTGAGGGTATTTAAGATCAAATACAGCAAAATCAACATTATCATTTAAATCTATTACAGATAATTTTAATTTGAAATTTCTTAAGTCTGCGACTCCGCTCTCACCTTCAGCTAAAGAATTAGCTAAGTCTTGAAGGTTTAAATTATCAACATTGAATACGTTTTGTTTTTTATTTATATCAAAAAACGTTAATATTTGAGGGCCAGCCCCAAGTAAATCTAAATTTAGATATTTTACGCTTGATAAATCATTACCTAAAGCTTCATTTGTTAAGGAATCGTAAAGTTCCCAACTAATATCATTACTTTTTATCGAGCTAAGAACACCACTTGCAGAAATCGTGCCTTCAGGTATGCCACTATAAGAAGTGTAGACATCTTTTATATCAAAAGTTCCAGATAAATTTCTTATCTTTACATTAACATTTGATGAATCTATACTGTTATCTATAATCATGTCAGTAACTGGTAATCTTTACCTATTTTATACACTGTTATATCTACGGCTGATTCTCGATAATCTCTTTTCGAATAAACTACAGTATATTGAGTTTTCGCATCTTCCTTTAACCACCTAAATGAAACCCTTTTACCGGATAAGCTAAAAGAAGCTAATAAACCTATAATATTTTTGTCTTGCTCCGAAGTTATGACCTCTCTATTCAAACATTCTGAGTAAAAAGAAGAAAGAGAAAGAGTTGCTGAATAAAAAGTTTCAGCATAAGAAGATTTTTCTAGAAACTCCGCGCAAAAAAGATAATCATAATTTGATGTATATTCCCCATGAAAACCTGCCGCAGGGCCATCGCCTAATAAAGCTTCGTAAAGAAAATCTATATCTTGTTTATCCTCGGCGTCACCAAAAATAGTTGAATCGTTAACTTGAGACAAAAGATCTGTAGGTATAAAATCAGTATTAGATAGTTCAGAAGCACCGCCACCTTCTTCATCTATCAAAGCTGGTATAATTAAAGGCTTATCAAATTCCATATAATCAAACTTGCTAATATTGTATTCAGAAGCCACTATATCAAATTCGCCGTTTTCTTTTTCTTTTATTTGAGCAATTCTATATTCTTTAAAATAAGTAAAATCTGAGCCATATTTCTCTTCGAAAAACCATAAAGAATTATTTCTTATCTGAGCGAAAGCTTGCTTATCTTCTAAAGTTGGCAATTGCAAAGTCACTTGAGTTCTAAAATCATCATCAGTTACAGATACTTCCACTTCATCAACTATAAAATTATACAAATAGCCTTTTTTAGTTTGATCTGACGAAATGACTTTTAAATCATCCAGCTCTGCTCTAGCAATCTGAACACTAATCCCATCATTAGGTTTTATAAAATCATATTTGTTATCTAAAGTTAAAGCGCGATTGACCGCATCAACGCTACTTATTCTTCCTGCTTTAGGGCCAGACAATTTGTACTGATCTGAAATTTTTATGATATTACCTACATTTAACAAAGAGGCTTCTTGCCCGGTAGTAAAAGATACAACATCTCTTTCAATTTGATTAGTTAATAAAAACCACCTGCCAATTCTTCTCGCTTGAGTTTCAGATGTTATACCGAAACCTAAAATTTCTCTCTCAATATAACCGTAATCTCTTATGCCTCTATAATCTTCTACATATATAGTTTTATCCCTAAAATTATCTGTCTCATCAGAGTAAACAACTTTACAAACAGTAAATCTATTATCTTTGGAAGATCCAGAATAACCAAAAACACCATCTTTTACGTTTGTGTTAGTAAAAGCATAAACTGGAAAATCTTTTTTATCTGAAGAAAAATTAACAACAAAGTTATTCCAATAAGCTATACCTCTAAAAATACTTGCTATATTATTAACGAGGTCAAATATTTGAGTGTCTTCAGTTAAATAGATATTAGCTCTAAATCTTGGCTCAAGTAAATCTAAATAACCTTCTGCAGAGAACACAATATGCGCTAACCCTGATTCTGGTACATAATTAATAAGCTCCTCTTCAGTGAAAAAAGGTAAATCGTCCTCATCTAGAAAACTCATTGTGGAAGTGTTTTCTAGTCCTTGAGAAAATTTAGATAAAGGAGAAGACGTATTGTCTCTTAAAACATCTGAATACTGTTTTCTAATTATCTCTTCAGAATCTAAACCCTCTAATTCATTTTCATTTCCTGAAAAAGATCCTCTTATTTTATCTGCACCCATCATTTTGGCTACATAAATCTGACGCTTTACCCTATCGATTCCAGTTAGATAACCTTTAAAAGATTTAAAATAGTATTCCCTAGCAATAGGATCATAAAATTTTAAACTTAACAAAGAAACAACCGTTTTTTCTCCATTAGCTTGGTTTGCAGAAAAAACTTCTTCGAAAGAAACGCCAGCTAAATTACTTGAACCTGCGTCCCAACTTATACATACCGTATTTCTATTTCTTTCTTCTCCCCCTATATCACATATACCTATACCCACATATTTAGATGCATTGTTAGTAGCAACCATTCCATCACAAAATTTAGCTATCTCATAAGCTGACCATTTATTAAGAAAATAAGTGTCTTTTGTATATTTTCCTAAACCATACCTTTGATTTGATAACACATCATATAGAATCCAAGCTGGATTATCAGTCCATCTTAACACTGGATCAAATTCCCCATTCCAAGTTCCCCAATACTCTTTGGTTTCTGGATCGTAATTATTAGGTACTTTCACTTTTAAAAGCCTTAAGTCATAACTTCTATTAGGAACTTGAGAAACACTTCTTGCATCTATTTCATTCAAAGCTACTGCAGAAAAAGGGTAATAAAGTTTAGCTTTATGAACCTCTGTAACAGAAACCATACTCACGCTTCTTTGATTTTTTGGATCTTTTGCACCAACCCTTTGGGTAAAATTATACATTTGAACAACCGGAATTCTTTTCATGTTAAAATCCGACACATCTAAATATAAATCAAACTGATAAGGAGCAGTTGCAACGCCTCTAACATGATGAGTTAAATATAGTAAAGAATCTGGATCGTCTTTATATCTTATAGATATACCAAAAGAAGCGTTATTTTGTAGCGTACGACCTTTTTTTAAAACAGAAAGAGAATTAATCCTAAAAGTTAAAATTAAGTATCTAGTATTTGCATCTTTTATTTCGTGAGTTACCCCAAAACATTCTGCAAATCTAGCTGGAGTAAATAATTTATTACATATTTCTTTAGCTTCTTCATACGTTCGAAGTCTAGTTTCCTCATATGGTCTCAGCGGAGGACCAAGAGCAACAACGGGCCACCCACTATCTTCCCTTGTTTTAGCGGCGTTAATTTTTTTGTTAGCAACAGAAAGAGCAAGCGAATGATGCACGAACGGCGAACCCAAACTGTTAGTTATTAGCGACGGCAATTCTCCATCTAAACCAAAAAGAGGCTTATCATAACCATAAGTAACGCAAGAATTTGCAAAAGAAAAATCGGCTTCATCCTTAAGAGCTAAAGGCCTTGAAGACGACTCAAAAGACTCTTGAACTGAAGAGCCGAAATTCATATTCACACTTGCTAAATTGTAATTAAATAAATCAGTATCGCCATCTTTAACAACTGTATCATTGTAATAAACTCCTTTTAATAATTCATCATTGTTGCTTTGAGACCTATTTGGTAAAACCTTTTCACCATATCTGTTGACCGGACCATCAATAGGACCTTCACCTATTAAATCTGTTATAAAAATTTTCCCAGCAGACTCTAAAGGAGTATGTGCCTCTTGCGCAGGTTTTGAGTAAGTTAAAAAGAGACTCTTTTCTAGCTGATCTAATATTCGTTGTCCTTCTGCCATACTATAATAGTTTCTAAAAATTTGTTCGCAATGTAATTAAATACTTGTTAAATCCCTGTTTACTTGCATAACATTAACAATTGGCGGAGCAACTCTTAACCTACCATATCCCATTGGTATAGGTGTATTTCTAGCAGCTACATTTGTTTTTCCTGATATTATATACGAAGAAGTTTTTACTTGTTTTGGATCTTTAGGGGTCATCATTTTAGCAACCAACATACTTATAGCCATAGAAATAATAATCGTAATTATCGTTTTTATGATAAAAGCAATAGTAACAAACTCGCACATCGCAACAACTGGTATTACATCTATGCTTTCACCCTCTTTAATCTTTTTATCCAAAACCTCAGAACTTTCTACAACTTGCCCATCAACCACAAAATAGCAACCATCCAAATCCTCGATCATTCTTTTTCTTATTGCTGAATAATTTCTGATATTTGCCTGTAGAAACTCGCAAACCTCCTTCCAAGAAGTAGCTTTTACTGAGTAAGTTTTCTTACCCAGCGCTTTTAAAATCCCATGAAAAGTAATTTTTTTCATATTTAGTATTTACACTTAAAAACTTCTTACTATCTATTATATATATTAAAGAATCAAGATTATAAACTTTTATAAATTTTAAGTCATTTTCTGAAACTTCCTCATTGTTTATGTGAGAATGAAAGCAGAATAAAATATCGTTTTTAAAATTAATAATATCTAAGTAAAAATCATAAGGAGGAGCATAAATATGAGAATGAAGATGCACAGATTGGAAAAAAGTTATAGAAAAATCTTTTTTTACATATCCGCCGCTCTCAAAAGGATCATTTTTTATAGAATTACAAGCTATTTTATCGTAAACTTTATTAAGTTCTGTATTCATACGGTCTTGTGCCGGGGAAACCTCCGTAAGGTAATGGAGATGACTCGCCACCTTGTTCATCGCTTTGTTGCTCAACATATTCGTGCCACCGTATTTTACATCCTTCTAAAGTTTTAGAGCATTCATCTTTGACCCAATTAGATCTATCAAATTTTGGATTAGTTGCTGACCCACTAATTGCACCTGTGTTTATGCAGATATAATAATCCCCCACTAAATCATCCGAAGAAGGTTGCACACTTTCTTTCGAAAAATCATAAGAAAAAATATTCTGGACAAGAACAAAATCTCCAGCGCTATAAGCTTTTCCAGTTTGCCAAATTCCTTCATTAGAAATTTCCCCTATATTATATTCCTTATTATTTAAAAATTTTCTATTATAAACATCAGCAACAGGAGCTCCAACGGTTGAAATTCTAGCGTTCCCTACTTTTTGAACAAAATTATTCCTCTTGCCATAAGCACAGCCAGCGCCTCTATAAACAAAAGAACATAAATTATCATTTATTTTTCTAGCAGGTAAAAACACATTCTCCATATCTAAAGGAGAAGAAAGCTCAAATTCTACAGAATATTTAGTTTCTGATTTTTTATTGTTTATTATGTACGTGTCTGTAAAAAAACTTGGGCCATAATTAGGATAACTCCACCTATTCTTAAAACCATAAAACGGATTTAAATTATCAGGAAAATTAACATCATCTAAATTTCTTGCTAATATCTTCGTTCTTCGTATGTAACAGTTGTTTAAGTCATTTTTATTTTTAATGTAATCACTAACTAAACCGTTAATATTTGCTATAACTATTGTAGGCCTAGGCAAAGCGCCTGAAGAATTAGTTTCTGCTCCAGCGAATTGTACAGGACAAGCTAAATATTCATTTCCTTCATAAATTAAATTTGCATTGAAATTTTTACCTGCATGTAATCTAAGAAAACCAACAGATGCATCTATGTAAACTTCAAAAAGCTCCATGTAAGTATCTGGATCTAAAGATAAGAGATCTCTTATTTGTGAAATATCTGACATAAATTATTCTTTCGTTAAAGCTTGTGCCGGACCATAAAGCGGAATTTGATTTGACATACTTTCATCATAATGTATTCCTGATGCAGTTATTTCTGAAGGAAATAAACTTTCATTTAAATATGCAGTATACTCTCCAGTTGGAGGAGTCACAGCTCCACCAAAAACAGTTTTCTTGGAATACTCTGATTTTAAATTTTGATAAATCATTTCTATCGCAGATTCTATAGTTCCATTACTGCCATCACCAGTATCGATATAAGCTAAAACATCGTAAACATTTAATTTAACGGCATCAAATAATTGATTATTGTATTTGTTGTTTTCGTCCCACTTTATTCTTGCAAGAGAGCCCTTAGGTAATTGGCCACCATCTACATAATCATTTTCAGCACAAAAGTTTCCAAAATAAATAAACTGAGTACCTGCCGCTTGCGTTCCCGCTGATTTAAAAGTTGAAGGCGTTACAAATTTAGATGACGAATTATGAATTCCATTCATACCCCAAAAATATGTGTTAGTTCGGGCGTTATATGCATGATGCATAATCATGAATTTATTTCTACTTTTAGCGTAATCTCTATCATAATTATTATAAGGAAGATATTTATAATCTTCATCATAAAGTCCTCTCTGAATTTTAAAATCATCTACTTTAGTTAAAGTAGAGCCAGCAATATTTGATCCTTGACCGATATTTGTAGTAAGAATCTTTTCGTCCAAACCAACCCTAAAATCATTTACCCCAAAACTGTCATTATACAGTTCTAGTCTATTTTGTTTTTCTATAACCCTAAAATCATGCTCATCTGATGCAGTTGGATCATAGGAATCATAATATCTATAAGTATCAAGCGAAAAAGTCTTGCCCCTAGAATCTCTAAAAAACCCACTTGCAGTTTCAAAAGCGGATGCATCATCTTTTATAAAATATCTAGTTAATATAGAAAAATCTAATCTAGCTCTGTTGTATTTATGAGTTTCATTAAAATCGGTTGACAGCACGTTGCTTCTGTAAGGGCTATTTGAAATAAAATCTTTATTATTGTAATAAAATTCAAACATAGAATCCATAGCTCCAGTTCTATATGAATTTTCATAAACATCACTAGAACTCACTAATTCAGGATCTAATTTTCTATCTTTATCATCATAATCGATTTCACAAACATAAAAAACTATTAAATTATCCCAAGCTGCTGCTCTTGTTTTATTAAATGTTTCTGCACTTTGAGACGAACCCTTATAATCAAAATTTGTTTGCACCCCTGATATAGGCAACCTAAAATAACTATTACTTGGCATTTGAAAATAATAAAGATTTTCATCTTTGTATTTATCAGCTCCAATAAACCCAACATTGTCATCATGCATCAATAAATGCCCCGAATTTATCTCCGCCCCATTTCCAGCCATGTATATTAATCCCGGGCCGTTTAAATTAGAAAGAGAAACTTTATGAGTAGCTGTGGCATTAATAGTCGATCCATTTATATCATCTATCCTACAAGAAGCATTAAAATTCAAACCACTACCGCTCAAAAAAATATTCATTCCTGTAAATTTATAATGTGGATCTGGAGAGTATGAAGTGCCGTCAACATAAGCTATATTAGTTATGCTAATATCTTGAGTAGTAGCGTTATAGTTAAAATCACAACCAAACCTTAATCCTGAATAAGGATAAGGAGACATTCTTCTGACTGCTTTACAATTTATGCCTTCTCTGCCGTAAATACCTTTTTCTGTATTTCCTAAAGCGTTATCTATGTTTACTACTGTTTGAGGCCTGTAAGTTATGTTTAATTTACCGCTCATTGGCGTAACGATTCCGGGACCACTCGGGCCAGTCGGGCCGCTTCCATAACTAGTCGAACCAGTTAAATATTTGATTGAAAAACCAGCGTTAGATTGACCGTCTACCACTTGAAAAATTTCATTTCCATCGTCAAAATTTGGAGGATAATTATCTAAATTTTTAGTATTAGAGTAATCAAACACTTTATCGGGCACGGACATAGAAAAAGTATCTGAACTATCAGTAAAAAAGTCTAATTTCCTTTGTTTAACCCATCTTCTTTTTGTGGGTTTTTTCCCAAGAGATCCACCATCTCCCCCTTTAAAGTAAAAAGCTTGACTTACATCTAAGTCTGCGCTAGGTGCAGGTATAGGATCTACAGGTATAGGTACATACGTTAAATCGTATTCACTTAATATATTATAACTAACTAAAAAAGGCATAATAAAATTGTTTAATCTTGCACATTGTTTGTTTGATCATCTAAAGTTTCTGTTCCAGCTTCTTCCGGCAAAGAAAACATTTGCTCTTCTAATGAAGTTAAAATAGCCATCTTATAACCAGCAGAACCACCTAAGCGAGTAGGTGCTTCTACCATTCGTTTAGAATTTACATCTATTCCTTGTAAATTATCTTTCGCTAACCCAGCACCTAACCCGCCATATATTTTATTGTAATTGTTAAAAAACTCTTCATTCAATAGCCCTTCTGGAGATGGTAGTAATTTTTTCATAAAATCTGCTTCAGTAGTATCATCTTTATAGTCATCAAGAATACCACTTACATCTAAATGGGAAAAACTACTTCCACCACCACCGCCTCCACCTATTATAGTAGATTCATCTACTACTAAATTTATATCCCCTGAAGCGCATACATAAACAGCAGTATTTCCGTCTAGACCTTCAGCTCCACCAGCGCCATAAACACCAACCCCTCTCATGTTTATCTCTAAACCAGAACCCATAGGGCTATAGTCTCCAGTTATAATCATAGACCCTAAATATTTTGAATCTATACCACTAGATCCAATCGATGTTTGTGGGGATATATTAAAAACTACTCCACTATAAAATTCAAAATTATCTGAGTAAACTCCTCTATTTTTTACTTCGTTATAAATATTTAAATTATAGTAATAAGGATCATACAAACCAAGATATAAAAATATTTTACCAAAACTTATAGGCACTGGAGCAGTGGTGTGACCATCTTTTATATCATCGTTTTGAATGTTTCTGTCTTGAGCCCAAACGCCAGTTGCATATGTATATATAGACTTAGAAATATAAGTTGAATTCACACCTCTAACTCTTATGTAATAATCCCTATCAAGCTCTAGATTATCAAAATAAGATTCATATCTATCAGATAAACCGCTTAAAGTTCCGTATAAGTTTCCATCAATAACTCCCCCTAATAAATTAGAGTCAGCTTTTTCTACAGCTACAGTCTTACCTGTTTTTGTTGAAAAATTAGTTTGTTCAGAAATATCTATTTCAAAACTCTCAAAAAAGTATCCAGTTGTAGGAGGCTTCCAAGAAGTTGTTATTTTTAAAGCATCATTTGTTGCATCATACGACGGACTGGATATACAATATTTATTAAACCCTAACCATTCTGAATTAGGGCCTGTTGGAAAATTAGTGCTACTAATAGTATCAGATCTTCCAGTTAATTGAATAAAAACATTAGGACCTATTTCTCCATTCTCAGGAGAATATTGCTCTATGGAATGATTAGCTATATAGTTAGTTGGACCCGTAACGCCCAAACTATTAGGCCCACTGCTAAATGAGTCTGTTATATAAAAAGTATAAGATAAAATTCCACTATCAAAAGTAGAAATTACTTTTTCATCAATTTCAGAATCATCAAGTACAAATATATCTGCAAATTGCTTGTCAACCTCATCGCGTATAAACATAGGTTGCATTTCGTAAAAATTATCAGTGCTGCCACTGTTAAACAAATGTTTTGTTTTTGTTACCGCAAAACCTGAAGGCACATAACCAAAATCAACAGAATAATCAGGAGTTCGAGGAGTTAAATAAGTATTAAATCTAGCCGATTCTTTTAGCCCATAAATAGTTTCTATAAAAGTAGCCGAAATACTATTATTGTCTTTATAATTATAAGTATGGTTCCATCTTGGACAAAAAAATGTTCTCCTACCAGTTAGATTAGGTAATCCTTCGAACTCAAAAGCATCAATACCGTTTCTTTCTTCGAGGTAATGCAATAAAGCTTTAGCTTCTTTATCGTTTCTTTTCGTGAACTGCAATTGATAACCCATCAAATTAGGATTTTCATTATCTTTTTGCATTAAATAAAATCTATCAAGTTGATTTTTATGATTTCTAGTAGTCAACTTAACGCTATTAGACATGTCTGGTCTAAAATAAAAATCTTTTGTCCACATGGGTGATCTACTTGCTGGGCCTGACCCTCCTGCTTTAAAATCAGCGATCCCAGTCATGAACCAAGTCCCCCTTTCTTCTAACGTGCCAGCTTTTGAAAAAATATAATCATGAGTACTATAATTTTTAGTGCTGTCGTAATCTTGTTCAACAGTATTAGCTATCAATTTACCTTTCCAATCTAAATTGCTTATAAAAGGAGCTTGCACGTTTACTGTTAAAGTATTAACATCGGCATATATGTACTGATAATCTATATCAGAGATATAAGATGGAACTGTTTTGTTATAAGGCTCAAATAAAGTCAAGTTAACTTTTTTCAACCCCTCTGAAGAAACGTTTTCTTCTTGAGTTTGATTGTTTTGATAGAAATGAGAAATACTTTTAGCCTCTAAATCAGTTATGCCATTGAACACAAGCTGGCCCTGCATGGACAAAGAATTTTCATTCTTAGAAACATTATAAACATAACTATCTCCAAAATAAATAGAATATAAATTGCTTTGAAAACTTACGCTAGATCCATAACTCGGGGTGTAATTCCATTCTTGAGTCCACCGTGAATTATTGGGCCTAACATAAAAATAATTCTCTCCACTAGGGATATCAAATTTAGAATAGTAATAACCTGTTTCAAAAGGTCCCGTTGATACATTTTCCGTAACCCCATTAGCAGTATAATTACCCCCATTTATGCCAGTATAATACACAGGCTGGTATTTTTTTAATTCTATACCAGTTTCATATACAGCAATATCAGATACTTTTATTCTAAAATCATTTATAGCTTTCATAATTATGCTTAACAACTATCACGGTATGCGCAATCTCTTAGTTCTACCCATGGAACTTCAATTCTATATTCAGCTAAATTTTGTTGTGCTTCTTCTAAAGTATCAGCAAATTTTCCGAGCGCTATCGCTTCGTCTATTTCAGAGAAATTTAAAGTCGCTTGAGTTATCGTCACAAATTCATCAGTCAACGTCCCATTGTCTAATTTTTCTTTGAAAGAAACAAACTTACCATAATGAACTAAAAATTTATCATTGTTTGAGCCTCCTATTTGTGAATTATAGTCAGCACACGGATGAAGAGGAGGAGCGTTATTTTCAGAACAATCATCAAATAAAACATTTAAATTACTTGTATAGTCCTTCACACCTAGACCAGCAGCATCCTTTAAAACCCCTAATGTGCCAGCAAGCCCAGCAGCACCTACATTTGTATTAAGACCAGTTTTCAAACTTTCAATGTTTGCGATTATATGTGTCGTACCTGCCGCTACATTTATACCTTCAGACATAATTCGTGCAGCTTTTGTAAACCCTCCGTAATAATCTACTATGTCTTGAGGTGTATACACACTCGATGTAGTCTTAGTCTGTAACACTGAAACAGTATTCACAACATATATATTAGTCCACACATAAAGGTTTTCATCAATCGGTGGAGTAATTTCTTCTCCAGCAGGAGGACCACCCCCAGCGCCATCGCTCCCACCTCCTCCGCCCGGACTTCCTCCGCCTACGCCACCCCCGAATCCCGGGTCAGGACAAGTATCATCTCTCCAACAAGGATCATAATCGCCACCCGGAGGAGTCCACCCTCTGCCGGGATCTCCACCATCTACAGGTTGCTTATCTATAATAACCGGAGGGCAAGCGGAATTAAAATCTGGCAACTCAAAAACTCTATCTGGTGTAGCAGTTAATAGTAATTCATTTTCTATAAAAGGAATAGAAACATTTCTTCTGACATTGCTTAATGATTGTATAGCCTTAAAAGAACCTTGTCCCACAGATCCTTGAGAAGCCGAAAAAGATTGCTCCACCACTCTTCCAGCTAAAGGCATAACAATAGTCTTAGCAGAATTGTACAACTCATTAAGAGTGCCTAGAAGATAAGTCTTATTGCCTCTAATAGTCATATAATTATTTATATTACTTCCTTGAGCATTTATCTCTATTCTAACGTCTTCTAAAGCAACCCTAGTTGGAGATTCAAATCCAACTTTAGTATAAGGCGTTCTTCTTGTTGTCAAAGAATAATTAAAACTAGAAATAAAAGAATAGTTATCCCCATCTCCGACCAAATAACTTCTTAGCCCATTATAAGTTTCAAGCGAACTATCAAAAGAAGCTGGAATTTTATCTTTGAACTGAGTTTCTAAGTATTTAATTCCGTGAAAAAAAGCGAATCCAGCATTAACTTTTATAGGTCTATAAGCAGAAACTTCATAAGTTAAATTTTCTAAATAACCATAAATTACAAAAGTATTAAATTTTACCAAAGTCGGCACTTCGGTTACTCCTGTAGCATGAAAATAAGTGGGCAACTCACCAGTTAAATCAAAAGTTAAATCAACTTTACCTTTTAAAGGTCCATTGGGAGCATAATTTGTCACTCTTCCATCTATATCCATAAGAGGATCAATAGAAGGGCTTAAACTGACATTAATACTTTCTGCGGGAAAAATATCATCATTTAACCTTACGGCATTACTTTCAAAAACTAAAAACTTTCCCTTATTGTCTAATTGAGTTATCGCCATAACGTTTTATTAGTCCACCGTGGATTCAATACTAGATATTATCGTAGAATTTATACTTGTAGCACTACCATCAACTTTACACACTCTATATTGAATTAATTGACCTTCAGTAAAAGAAGCTACTCCTGAAAAGGATTCAAAAGTGTACACTGTTCCAGCAGAAGAAATTCCCTTAATAGCAAACTGAGCAACAACCCCATTACTAGGCAATGAAGTCGGAGCTGAAGAAGCAGAATTAGAGAAACAATCTAACTGTTCATCAACACCCCCAGAAGAAGGGTTCACAACAGAGATCTCAAATCTAGCTCCATCAGTAAAATCAGACAACGCTGTGTCTGCAGTTAAAATTTTTATTTTTTTAATTTTCCCATTAAATGGCGCAATTGCAAATGCACTTTCTGTGCTACTACTTGCATTGGCAGAAGTTGAAGAGCTTTCAAATAGTGGATTAATATATATATCAGAAGAAGCACATCTTGTATGATAATTTTGTATAAACTTACCTTTGCAATAATTATCACTAGTAGTATAAGACCCTTTAATGTCTAAATTTCCACTATCATAAAATCTATGAGTATTTCTCGAAGTAACATAAGTATTTGATGTATTTCCTGTTTGAAAGTACAACCATTCATTTTGAAAATCATAACCAACAATAAATTTATTATCTGCTCCAGAAGAATATGTCGTAAACATAGTATCCACAGGACCACTGGAACTGGGATAATTTGACTGATACTTCATAATCATAGTATCAGAAGATGTTTGCAATCTTTGTGTAGAAGAGTTGCTGCCAGTTGCGTCTATATTATAAACTGGAGTAACACCACCAACACCTAATCTTTTATTTGATAAATCTAAAATAACACCATCAGTGCTTGACACAGTTGAAGTAGCACTGCTTCTCCCAAAATGTAAACTATTTACTCCATTGTAAGTTATAGAAGCTGTTTGAGCATAACCCTCTCTTCTAAAATATAAGTTAGCATAATTTTCATCTTCTAGTATTAAAGTCTTGTAACTAGTTCCATTTGTATTAGTATTTGATACTAATAATCTTGCATCTGGATAAGTTTTAATATTTCCTATTCTTGTATTTTCAGTTATATTAGAAACAAAAACCGCTCCGCTCAAACCGAAGAACGAACCACTTGTTGCGTTTGCTCCTGATGCGTAACCAAGATAGAAATCATTATCTGAATCAAAACCACTATAAGTTACATCAATATCTGCGGCGTTTGTATTATCATCGAAAGAAAAACGCATTGCTTCTGTAGCATATAGTTGTAGATTTATATCTGAATCTAAACCTGTTGCTCGATAAGCGAAGCCATCTGAAATAAAAGTCCCACTACCACTCTGAAAATATAAGTAAGGATGAGTTGCAGCTTTACCAGTTAAATAAAAATCATTTTTATAATCTTTAATAACGCTGTATTTTGCTATGCCATCATCGAAATTTATGCTTTGTCCAATCCCAGTACCCCTCAAACCAATAGAACTGTTTTGGTCAATTGTTCCAGCTATTTCAAAATCATATATAGGATCTATACCAGTATAATAAGATCCCACTCCAACCCTATTAGTTGTCGCATTTGTAGTAATTGAAGGGTTATCTCTATTAGCCCCTATCGTCATGTCTGCCGCACCCGTGGAGCGCACTTTATTTAAATTGCTTGAAAAATCATCAAAACTTATATTAAAAGCTGTGACATTAAAGTCGCTAACAGGGATTAAATAACCTCCCTGCATACTTGAGGTTGACACTAGGCTGTCTAATCGTTGGGCCATATATTATATTACACTTTAAAGTTAAAAATTTAAATTAGTTTATGGTCTTAACATAGGACCAGAAACTCCTCCTCTACGTCTTCCTATATAAGTTTGATAATTCAACCTAACTTGAGTCACATCATCTGCTGAAGCAGAAAAATCTTGTGAAATTAATCTTGTATTAGAGCTGTTAAAACTCCACAATTGACTCACTTGATATGTATCATCACTTAAAAATGTTAAAAATGTGCCATCTGGCATCGTTACATCTTCGTCTACTTCCGTCAAAAAATCCGCATCATATACTATACCTTTTACATTGATAGAAAATGAATCAAAAGCTGAATCTGTTAAATAACTAAACATTCTTTTTGAAGTGAAATCGTCCACTTCCATTGTAAAACTTGTATTTACAACTATAGGCCAGCCAATGCTTACTTGTACCGGCATTGTATTATTAATTGCATAAACTGGTATCTTAGGAACAGAAACGTCAAAAGAAAAATTTGTAATTCTATTACTAGTTGACTCTAAACAAGTTAAAGATATATCACTAGGTCTTGGTACTTTCACTTGTCTTTCAACATTTCGGCCACTAGCATTTAGAGAATTTTCTGCTGTTTCATTTTGCAAACCATAACCTATATCACCAAAAACAGATATATCTGCAGTTGAAACTGGAGTTTGACCGTACTGAACTGAATAAGAATAAGAAGTCAAATGACCTTCATCAAAACCCAGTATTCTATTATCGTAATGAATTGACCCCCTTAAAGCTCTATTCAAACCTGTATAAGGCTGAATAATATCTACAAAATTTAAATCTCTAGTTATAGAAACGTTTGATTCTGGAATGTCAGAAATAACTTGATTAACGCATCCTTGACCAAGAATATTAACAGGTTTAGTTTTAACATTATAAGAAGCGCTAACAGAACTTACACCCAGCAACTTCACTCCATTTAAAAAAACTGTTTGATTATAATTTGTAAATGCGCTTGCCATTACTGTTGTTTCTTCTTAGTGGAGTCTAACAATCCTCCAGATCTTTGTTCTGTGTTTATAACTTGCATAACTACTTGCTTGACTTTCTTAGAAAAGTCTTCATATTTTTCTGCTTGAGTCTGAGGTGCGCTTCCTTCTTCATTTGTATTTGTTTCTTCAGAAGAATTACCTCCTTTTGCGTTAACAGTTATGTTAACTGAAACATTATTAGTTGAGCTTGTATTGGTATTAGTTTCCGTCATACCCCCGCCAGCTCCACCGTCAGAAACCATTCCTCCGTCTTGGAAGCGAGCTATTCCAGAATTAATACTGTTTAAGCCACCAACTCCATATTTTCTTACTGCGTTACTGTTTACAACATATTCTCCACCTGTTAACATTGCGGGTACAGAATCTGTAATTCTGCTACCATAAGGCACGTAACCTCCTTTATTATACGGAAGACCTACATTATATTGAAACGGTGAATTAATAGCATCAAAACCTAGCCCTGCTTGAGAATTTGGATTAACGGAAGTGCCACCCGGGCCACTTTCTAAAAATTTACCCATCGAAGTGGAGCCAGCAGAGTTTCCGGCATTACCTATAGCACCTATACCAGCAGAAACTCCAGCCATAGCAAAACTTGAAATCGCTTGAGCAATCATTTGTCTTTTTTTAGCTTTTTTCTCGGCTCTTTTTTGTCTTCTTATCGCGTCTAGCTGTTTTCTTTGCTGATAGTATTCTTTTATAAAAACTGTATTTTCTTGAGCGAAAGCAGATAATTGATCACTTGTTGCAGATAAGTTAACCCTAGCCGAAGCGTCAGAACCTTCGGCTGACATCATAGAACCTAATGCTACATCTTCCGATAATCTTCTTTCTCCACTTTTGAGTCTTCCGCCTGAAGCGAACCTAGGAAATGTTCCGTAATTTATACCATCTAAAGCTTTAGGGCCACCCATTCCTTTTACGGCTTCTCTGTTTAAAACATATTCACCGTCTTCTAATAAAGCTGGATTTTTATCTCCGGTTCTTCCTCCAGAAATATACATACCGTTTTGAGCTCTTATAAGACCACCCCTCTGTTTGGACATAGGTAACGCGCCAACAATTTGATTTGCGACTTGACCCATTAATGCAGATTGAATTGATTGAAGAAAAGAAGAAGCAACGCCTAATAAAGCGCTTTCTAAATCATCTGTTCTATTAATCGCCGCATCCATTGCGTTAACCAAACCATCCCTAAAGGCGATAGTTGTATTTTCGGCAAATCTAGAAGGAAAAGTTTCAGCTTCAGTTCTTATCTGCTTTATAGCTTTTTCGTACCCTCCTTTTGCAGTCGTTCTGGCTTCTCTTTGTCTATCTGCTAAAGTATTTTGATTTTCTAATTCTTTAGTTTGTTG